GCCTTTCTCGTAAAGCGCGGCGACTGGTTCGGCTCGCAGCACTTTGCCGCGGGTCGCCCTCACCGACTTGTAACTTACATTGCGATCGATGCCGCGCAGAACCGATTCGACTAGATCGCCGCCGTTGTTCACCTCGGCCACAATGCGATCGGCGCCGTGCGCCTTGTAGAGCTGGATCGCCCGGCTTGCCCATTCGTGGGGTTTGCCCTTCATGGTCGCGTCCTCCAGAACGTAACCGTCGCCGCTAGAATCTACGCCCGCCACGACGATCCCCGTCTCGTCGCTGTCTGCGTGGGCTGTCACTGCCGGGTCGATCGCAACCACGACGCGCGTCAGCTCGGGCCGGTTGCGCACTCGATGCTCTGCGATCGTGTCGAGCGACCATAAGAAGGCGTCTGAGTCTTCTAGGATCTCGCCGTAAAGCTCCTGCAGGCCTCTGCGCGTTCCTTCGTAGTTTGTTCTCAGGCTATCGAGCACGCCTTGGGGAAGGTGCGGATTATCGAAGGTACTCGCGCGCGTGGTTACTGTGTCTGGCATCTCCTCGATCTTGCGGATGAACGGATCGGGGAGCGGTGTTGTCGTCATGATTGCGCGGGCCCATCCGATGCGCAGCGCGGGTTCAATAGACTCGAACCATGTCTTGTCTGGCGCGGGCCAGTGGCAGACCTCATCGCCCCAAACGACAGACGCATTTAGGCCGCGGATTGACTCGGGTTTGTCCGCTGAGAAGACTCGGCCGCGCACGCCGTTGGGCCACGTTAGAAGCTGATTGCCCGGCTCCCATATCGGCCGGAAGCTTGGCTTTGCAGTCGCAAGGATCCCCGAGCTTCCTTCGATGCAGGTTTGACGAACGTCGGTGTACGTCCGCGCGATGATAGCGATGTCTCCCGTCTTGATCTTCGATCGATCCTCGGCGAGTTCGTTGATCCATTTGGCGCCGCCGTATGTTTTGCCGCCGCCGCGACCCGCTCGCAAACTCCATCGCCGCCATTCCCCATCAGGCATTTGCTGATGCTGAAGCGCCCACAAAGGCCAGCAGTCGATAATCGACTGAGCCTCAATTGGTGATAGCGTGGCGATCATCGCCTGGATCTTGGCCGGGCTAATCTTTCCCAGCGTCTCGATGATCGTTGGTCGTCCCATTAGTCAATGAACGGCTTGAGCTTCTCGGCCAATAACTCCAGCGGATCGACGCGGACGGTCTCGCCCGTCTCGTCATCAATGCCGCTAGCGGTTCTTGAAAATAGCTTCCCGTGTCTCCTGTATGCGTATTCAAGCTTGATCTTGACGCTCGCCGGGTCGCTTCCCAGGAGCATAACGTCTCGGATTATCTCTGATAGCGCCTCGTTCTCTGCCCTGTCGAGCGCCACCACAAATTTCGCCTGAAGAGACATCTCTGACTCGCCGTTCTCCGATTCCCGAAGGTCGCGGCGGCCGCGGGACAGCCACGACTTCCAGGTCCCCTCGCTGATGCCCAGCCGCCCGCGTGCAACATATCGAAAGTTACCCATCCGCACGATGGCCGCGGCCTCGTCGACTATCTCCTGGGTTAGCAGCAGCGGCTTTGTGATGGCCTTTGTTTTTCTCTTCGCCATTGGTTCGGTTCTATTCGTAGCAGCCGGACACCTCCATCGTGACCCGGCGGATGTGCGACGCGGTAACGTTGTCGGTGGCACGGAACTGCAGGTCGAAGCTGCGCGAGCCGGCCGCGGGAATAATATACTGAGCTTTAGCGACGACATAACGCTCGTCAGCTGCGCCGGTTCCGACCTGCACCTCCTCCGTCCGAGCTGCCATGGGGAACACTCCGCCCGCCGTTGTGTCTTCTAGCCGCCACTCAAAAGTCGATCCCGCTGCAGCTGACCCCATCTCGAACTGTATCGCGATCGTGACCAGACCGCCCGGAACCTTAGGATCGGCCGGCGCCAAGAGCGTCACGTTTTGCACGGACTGAAATACATTGCTAAGTGTGGATGTCGCACCGAGCAGTTCGCGGAATCCATAGGTGAAGCCCTCCTGTGTTGCCCAGATCCCTTTCCATCGATCCTCAATGTAGGCGCGCAGTTGGTCCGTTGTCCCATTGTAGATGACATCGCCCACCAGAAACGTCGTCGGGTCGGCGCTCTGTGCGTCTAGGTGTAGGGCAGCACGGACAGGCGCAACTGACTTGCCGGCTGCGAAAACGCCATACCCGTCGACGGCAGTGGCTCGCAGCGCGGTACCGGTGCTGGCTGCCTGGGCATAGATCGCGGCGTGCGTCGCGTTCAGCGGGTCTGCGCCCGGGTTCAGCTGGGTACCTTGCACGCCGGTACTGTCGAGCCGTGAAGCCGTGCCGAGCACGCCCATCGATCCGGTCGAGGTCAGCGAACTAACGCCCAGCACACCAGGGTCAGAGCCGATCGCCGTGCCCGATACGCCCGCGCCACTGGTCGCGCCGCCCGTGCCCGATACGCCGTCGCCCGTCGCGCCACCCGTGCCGACAATGCCCGAGCCTGCGCCGTCCCCGGTGCCGCTGATGCCAGGTCCGCCGCCGCCCGTGTTGCGCCCTTCGATGCCAGGCTGCACGCCCGTCGAGACGCCTCTGATAGCCGCGAGCACGCCGTTCGAGTTTGCGAGGATAGCGAAGCCGCCCGAGTTGTTCGTAGCGCTGATAACCGAGCCTGTGGCCCCTGCGTTAGCGGTCGCGGTTATCGCTGGGAATGCGCCAGCCGTGCCGCCCGCGGTTAGTCCGGCGATCGCTGAGACGCCCGTCGAATCGGTCTCGATGACGTGAGCATCGAGGCCCGCGGCGTTCGATCCGAAGCTGAGCCACTCGACCCACGTCGAAAGCACCTTGAATTCTGCGTTCGCGTATTCGGCGACGATGCCGGTATCCGGCATGAAACCTCCCGCTTCCCCTGTCGGGATCGGGACGCTCCGAGCGTTGCCTGACCATGGATCTACGCCTGGCGGGTAGTTGGCGATTGAAGACCAGATTGGGGGGTTGCCTATTGGACGCGTTGCCATTTTTCGTTATCTCCTAGCAGCCAGTGGTTGCCACTACCGCCGACCATTGCCCGCACGGTGTAGCGGTCGGCCCATGATGCGAGCACCAGATCGCCGAGTCGGCGACCGGGCCGTGATGTGATGCCCATAGATTTGCGCCGGGCGTCACGATCTCGATGAACCCCAGCACGCCCGCATAGAGCGCCCGGCAAAACATATGAAACAGAACCGAGAATTCGGGGCCGCTAAGTGTCGTGGGAATGCTGAGCGTGAACGCGTAAGGGGGAACCAGCGTGTAGACGATCGGCGGGTCGACGCCTACCGTACCGCCGATGAATGTCCGCGCCATCGCAAGGATCTGATTGACGCTGCCGGTCCAGTCTCCGTCGGTCTGCCCTTGTAGGATGCTCGCTTGCATCTTGAGCAAGGATCGATAGCGGGTGTCTGAGAAGCCCGAGCGCTGCAGGTCGATCACGCTGCCGATCATGTCGAGCTGAACCCCGACCGCAGTGTCTAGATCGAACGCGCCTGAAACGTCCTTCGCAACATCAACGAACTTGCCGAAGGGCTCGGCGACGATGCACATGAAATCTCGAAAGTCTCGATTTCCCGTGGTCGAGTCCATCTGCGAAAGGATGCGCGACTGTACGAAGTCGCAGATCTCGCTCTCGCATTCACCGAGGCCCCAAGGACTACACGCGCCCCAGAACGCACCCGAGCCCCAGCCGGCCATTAGTAGGCGCCCCCGTCGATAAACACGCGGATGTTGCCCGTATCATAATCAGGCTTTTGCCGGATCGTGATCGCTGCCGTCGCGCCTGCGATCAGAACATCCGCGGCGCCTGTGCTCGTGGCGCTAAATGTGATCGCCGCGATCTCGTAGGTCGACGCGCCAGGGATCGCCGTGACAGTAAACACCCCGTTATATGTTGGATCGGTGAAGCCCGTTTGAACGACAATCGATCCGACGGCGAGACCATGCGGCGCGGCCGTCGTGAAGTCTGCGCCCGTGCCCGCTGCCAGTGCCACGCTTGTGATGGCGAGCGCCGCGGGTGCGCCTGAATTGTTGACACCGACGATCGCCGACTTGATGCCTGATAACTCGCCATCGAGGATCAGGCTCTGAATCACTCCAGACGTATCGAGCGCGCGGGCATCTCGCCCGAGTTGCACGAAGGCGCCCGTTAGCGATGTTGCGACCGTGCTCCTGATTAGGTCGGCCATTTGTTGCGGGTCACTTGGCACGACCGGGCCGTCGTCATTGTTGCTGAAGACCTCGATGTCGATGTCGATGAAGATGTCGATATCTTCCACAACGTCGAACTCGATCGGGCCCTGCGCTTGGTTCTCTGCATCGGTTACGGTGATCAGGTTCAGCGGTATGGTAGTGGTGTCGCCGTAACTGGTGCCGTAGCTTTCGCCGCCTGCGCCAGTCGCTGAGAATATCGCGTCGGCGATATCTTGGGCGAGCGGGTTTGTGGGCCCAGGTATCTGCGGAAGCGGTAGCGGCGGGTCAGTCTCGACGACCACGTTGAACGCCTTAAACGGTATGCCGTCGGCGTCGGCCGGGTTCGCTGCGGGGTTATGGTAGACGCGCACATCAGTTACGCGTCCGTTGCTCGTGTTGACCTTGGAGACGACGCCCTGAATCGAGAGAAGCGGGCCGATGT